GCAGCCGGTCGGCGTGGAAGAACTCGCGGGCGATGATGACCTTCTGCTGGTTGCCGCCCGACAGGTTGCCCACCGGCGTGTCGATCGACCAGCTTCGCTCAGAGTCCGCGCGCATCCAGTCAGTCTCGCTCATCACATGCCTCCGTTGATTGCTGCGGCCAGATCGCCCGTTGCCGCCGCCTTCTGTGTTGCGTTCGGCCTGGCAGGCTTCTTCGGCCGCGGAGCAGATCCGACGGCATCCTTTCTGGGCTGATGGACAATGCCTCTGTGACGCTCCCGGCGCTCCGGCACGTATGGCTCCATGCGGAAGTTGTCGCAGGTCTTGTATTGAATTGCCGTCGGCATGGGCAGCGCCGTCAGGGTGTGGGGAATGTCGGTATCATACTGACCGATCATCTTTCCCTTCGCGTCGTAGCGCGTGACCGTCTGCCTGGTCGTGTAGTGGACGTTGTAGAGCATTGCGGCCTCTAAACTATTGATATTTCGAGTATATCAACGCTTCGATCGGTTTGCGTCAGGCTTCTTCGTAGACCGTTCTGCTCTCCTCAAGGATCTCGAGCGCCCGCTTCGTGATCTGCTCGGGCTTGAACTTGGGATGAGGATCGGCGGATGCGATGAAAGCCTCGATGGACTGTTCCAGCGTCATGCCCTTCGCAGGCGCTGCCGAGCGGACAGCCGTCACAGCGCGCGGCACCTCGATCGACACGCCAAGCGCGCCCCAGCGCCTGAACTGATCGCGCAATTCATTGATCTGCTCCTGGGTCATCGCCGGACCACGGAAGCGGACGAAATTGCTCTTGCATTCAAGCTCCATCTCAATTTCGTCGAGCCCCGAGACGTCTACGAATTTTGGCGCCATCGTGTCGTGGAAGGTGACGGACTTCTCATCGACCAGAAGGAATCCGGCGCGCGTTCCGACATCACCCCACGTCTGATGCGTGGTGGCGCCGATCGAATAGACGCCATTTCCGAAGTCGTGATGGTTGTGGTAGTGCCCGGCGAAGACGCGCCGGAAGCCGAACTTGGCGAGATCCGTGTGCGTGAGCCCGTGTGCCGGCATTCCAGACAGCACGCCGTCGATGCCTGCGTGAATGAACACATCCATCTGGCTTGCTTCCGGGTGCTTGGCGAGATTTTCGAGATCCTGCAACAGCGCCTCGACAGTCCAGCGCCAGGGCACGAAGCCAAGAACATATCCCGGCACCCAGGCCACGTCGCGCTTGTTGAAGATGGTGAAGCCACCATACATGCCGAGCGGATCCACTTCTGTCTGAAGGTTCTGGATCGCTGATGAAAGCTCCTGCGTGTCCTTCGATTTCAGGTCGTGGTTCCCCGGAATGGCGTAGATGGAAATTCCCATTTCAAGGATCTCGCGCACAGCATCGCGCGTCGGATTCAAGACCTCCGGGTCGATGGTGCCGCGCGTGTGAAAGATGTCGCCGGCAATCACCATAACGTTGCCGCCGGCTGCCTTGAGTAGCTTCGCGGCGCGCTTCATCTCCTCAAGCGTGTGGACCAGGCGCGTGTTCACACCGCGCCCATCGACCGACGAGAACACGCTCCAATTGTGCGCGTGAATGTCGGACAGGACAGCGTATTTCATGGCCTCCTCGTCGGTAAGTAACTACTGACTTACTATCATTATAGCGATGTTGTCTTGGAAGTGACGCGGGGCTTACTTGATCCGCGTCGAACCCAGCATGACGTGAAAGAAAGTGACCGGCAGGTAGCGCTGCAACGCACCGCCGCGCGCCTCGTAATTCAGCACCTTGGCCTTGGTTCGGTCGAAGAAGTTGGAGATATGGGTGAGGTATATATCAAGCGTTTCCTTGACCAGCACGCCCACCAGTTCGATGCCCTCCAGCCGCAGATTGAGCAGCGTCTCGTCATCAAGGGCCCACGCCGCGGTGCCCTTCACGAAGGCGTCTGAGGTGGTCCTTTCGCCCGACCTAAAGATTTCAGACTGCTTGCGCCAGGCGAGATAGACCTCGCGTCCATCAGACAGCTCGTAGACACCGCCGTATATCCGCCGGCCTTTCCGCACCAATCGCTTGACGTTCTTCCTCTTCACTGGGCATCACCCCTTTCCAGTCGTAGATGCCCTGCGCCCCGCGGATGGCGATCGGAACCTTCAGCTCACGCGGATTGCGCAGCCTCCAGGCGTAGTTGCCCAGGTTCCACCAGCCATATGCCTTCTCCTCGTCGGACACGTCGTCAAGGTATTCCTCGGTCATCAGCTCGACGGAATCCACGATGACCGATCCGAGCAAATGACCGCAAACCAGCTCCTCGACTGGTGGCAATCCGGTCTGCTCATAGAACCGTTGGAACTCAGGCATCTCGACGTGAGCCCAGGCGTCCGGGCGCACCGTCTTCGTGGATGCAATCCCAAGCTCCTGTCCGATGATAGATGCGGGCGCAGGCCACGTTCGCGTTTCACAAACCTTGAAACCCTTCACGATCAGCGATGCGAAGGGTTGCGAAATAGAGATTACCTTCATGTGTTCCCGTTCTGCTTCGTTTTCCACGTGTATAGCAGAACGGGAACAGGGATAATCAAGTAGCTATCTAGCTAGGCAGCTAAATCCGTATCGTCGTCGCTATCCGGAATGCTCACCACGACCTCCGGCTCGTAGCTTGCAGGCAGCAGCGCCTTGAGCTTCGCGAAGCCGGCCGGACCTTCCGCTTCGATCTGCCGGGCAAGTGCCTCCTTCGTAACCTGCTTGCCATCCCAAACGACAGTGCCGGCCTTCGTGCCCTTGTCGATCCAGCCGTTCTCCTCGAGGAAGTCGATCAGTGAACGCTCCGCGTCGAAGCGGCCGGTGCCGTCAGGCTGGAACATGAAGCGCCACTTTGCCTCCTGGAACGGCCGCGTGACCTTGTTCTTGACGAACTTGCCCGTCACTTCCATGCCGATGATGTCGGAACCCTTCTTGATCTGTGAGGCCGACAGCCACAGGCGCTGCGAGAAATAGAACTCGGGCGAGTCACCACCTGTCGTCTTGCGTGGATCCCCGAACGTTATCCCAATCTTCTTGCGGAACTGGTTGAGGAAGATCACCAGTGCGTCATACTGCTCCGCAATCATTGCAACGGCCGGAAAGTGGGCCGATGTGGCGCGCGCGAGCGCCGTGTTGTCGTTCATGTTGCGATCCTCGGCCGAGCGCTCCTTACCCTTTGCGTCGAACAGAACCGACTGGGGCACCATCGCTGCGAGGGAGTCGAAAACCCACACGATCGGCGCGTCCTTGTCGATCAGCTTCTTGTCGCGGATCGTCTGGACGGCGAGCTGGAAGATGGCAACGGACTCCTCGAAGGTTTTCGGCTTCTTGTAGATGAAGCGGCCCGGGGTGGTGTCGAGGCCGAGTTTCGGCGCCAGCGTCATGGAGAAGGAACGCTCGTGATCCATGAAGCCGGCAACGCCGCCGGCGGCCTGGGCGGCAGCCATTGCGCGCGTGGCGATCGCCGTTTTGCCTGAAGAGGGCGGACCGGCGATCTCGACCAGACGGCCAACCGGCAGACCGTTGTTCCAGTTGGAGCTGGATGCGTGGTTCAGCGGCGGGAAGCTGGTGTCGAGAAAGTGCCGGACCGTTGCCTCCTCGTCATTCTTGCCGATGACCCCAACGAGCGCCTTCATGATTTCTTCGGGCTTGCTCATAGTAACTCCTTACTTACGGAAGCGGACAAAGGAAACCATGCGGCCTCAAGCGGCCGCATGGAGAGACTCGCGAAACGCGGGAAACACAGCGAGCCATTCGGAGAGGTTCTTCGTGATGGAATTGAACAGCAGAATCTCGCAGAACCGCTGGAACTTCGTCGCGTCAGGCTCCCCGTGATCAATCTGGAGATTGAGCGGGATCGGCCGCCGCGGTGTGCGCAGATCCACGAGGTCGATGTTCCGGGAGAAGATGATCGTCTTTTCCTCGTCCTCGACGAGTGCCTTGAACTTCTTGGGCAGCGTGTCGAAGTCGATGGTTTTCTCGAACAGCACTCCATTAGTGAAGTTCGTGAACGAGCCATACTTGTTGAGGAAGTCGATCGCGCCCTTCTCGCCAATACCTCCCACACCGGGAACGTTGTCGCCGCTGTCGCCGGCCAAAGCCTTCATCTCGACGAACTGGCGCGTTGTGTCGAGCCCGGTGAAGTCCTTGAAGTTCTTCTCCGTGACAACCCTGTCGTGGATCGGATCCCGCCACACGACGCCCGGGCCTACAAGCTGAAGCCAGTCCTTGTCGCCCGTCAACAACACGACGCTTCCGCCATTTGCGATGCAGCGATCCGTCAGAATTGCACCGAGGTCATCGGCTTCCATGTTTAGTGCCGAGACCTGTGCGATGCCGAGCATCCGCAGGGCCTTCTTGATGTAGGGCACCTGTAGCTTGTATTCGTCCTTCAGCTTGGCAAGGCGGATCTCGCTCTTGGTCTCGCGCCGCTCCCGGTTCTCTTTGTATTCGGCGAACATCATCCGCCGCCAGGAGGCTCCGTCCCAGATCACAATCGGCTTGTGAGTCTGAAACAGTGCCACGAACTGACGGATTCCCTTCAGGAAATTGTAGATCGCCTGAACCTTGAGCGAACCAATCGTGAGAGGCTTGGAGTTGTTGTAGTAGTGCCCGAGATTGTTGCCGTCGATCAGCAGTAGCTTTTGTGCCATTGAAGCCTCTTGAGAAAATGGGCGGTGACGCCGGGACGTTAGCGCCACCACCGACCCTCACCGCGACATGAGGGCAAAAGCCCGGCGCCCAGAGGGGACAAGCGCCGGGACGACTACCGGATCAGCCGTTGGTGAGCTGATCAAGTTCGGCCAGGATTGCGTCAGCTTCGGCCTGGTCGAGCATAACCGCCTGCGTCGGAGCGGCTGCGGTTGCGGTGGGCGCAGCAACGGTTGCGGACGCCCGCTCAAGCTCCTCCAGCTCGCGCTGCGCTTCCTGCTGGCGACGCAGAAGTTCGGCGCGACGCGCAGCGGCGGCAGCGGCCTCTGCGTCAACCGCCGGAGCAGCGGCAGGCGAGGGTGCCTGTTCAACCGTTGCACCTTCAACAACTGCCGACTGAGCGGTCAATGCAGCGGTCGGGGTGCGCGCAACGGTCGGAGACGCCTCGATTGCACCAATCGAACCACCGCCTCCGGCAGTCAGACGAGGGACTGCAATGCCGGCGATCTGGGCGATCGCATTGAGCGCCTTCTGTTCCTCACCGCGGAAGTAGTTCTGGGCGATGAACTCGTGGAGGTTCTTCGCACGGGCAAGCTGCTCCTTCGTGACCGGCTCGAACTTCTTGCCGGGAGCGAGCGGTGCAACAGCCACTTCGTAGTTGGTGTTGAGGCCCTTTCCGGTGCGCGTGATGATGATGTCGCATCCGGTCTGAGGATCGAGGATGTCCACGTCCTCGTTGGCATACATTTCGATAAGGTCGAGGATCTTACCGAAGGTGGTCGGCGTCAGCTCGAGGATTTCTTCGGTGCCGGTCGAGCGATCAATTACGTTGATCAGAACCGACTTGCGAGCCCTCCACTCCTGATAGAGCTTCTTGCTGTCCTCATCGAGCGCCTTTGAAATCGCCATCTCGATTGCGGCATTCAGGACCGACGGCTGCTGATAGCAGATGTCACAATCACCAACGACAGCGATAGGCTTGCCGTTCGGCTCTGCCTTGATCCAGTGAACACCGAGGTCGGCCCAGAACTGACCGTTCTCACCAACCCAGGGTGCGATGTCCGGAGTCGGAGCGAGAATGCGGTATACGTTGCGGCCCTCTTTCGGCTTGATGGCACTTCCGGCATTGCCGGCATACTTCGCCTTTGCCTGAGCGACCATCTTCCGAAGTGCAGGATTAAGAGCCATGTGCTTTACCTTTCGTGCTTTCGTGCTTTGTGCCTGCCTCCTAGCTAGATAGCTATCTAGCTATTCAGCTATTTTCTTTATAGACGAGACTTTCTTGGAAGTGCTCATCCCTCTGAGCGGGAACTTGCTTGCCAGATACGCATTCATGCGAACCGCAAGAAGTAATCGCTTACTTACAATATAGCAGAAAATTCATGGAATGCAGCAGTTTATGTGTCCAGTCCCTTATGCTGTTCAAGAAACCTCTGCTTCAGCAACTCGAGGCTTTTCTCGTGAATGTTCTTCTCCGCGATCCGCAGCTCTCCCTTCATTTCTTCACGAGAAATGAGCCCCATCTGAACCAGCATGTCGCGCCGGTGCCGGAAGGACTCGACCGCAATCTTGGCCGTTGCCTCAACACGCTTGGCCTCGTTCAGCGCCTTCTTCATGGCTATCACACGCGGATGGCGCGCAATGCGCGCGGCAATCGCCGCCTCGGTGAGTTTCTCGCCGGTGCTTGCGATCTCGTCGCGGATCAGTTTCGAGACAGCCGCCTCCGTGTTCTCCAGAAGCAGCTTGACGACATCCACCTGGCGCGCTGCTTCTGCGGCCAGAACGCCGTAATGAGCGAACATCGCCGCCTGTTCCATCATCGCTGAGGACAGATCGGTGTCCGAAAATGCCAGGTCTCGCCGGAGCTGGTCGGCGTCGATGAAGT